GGCCAGAAGCGGAACCTCGGCCGCGAAACCGGGTTGGGACAGGTCGAAGGTGCAGCCGGGATCCCCCAGAACTGCCGGGCAGAGCGCGCCGAAGACCCGCCCGCCCGCTTTGGACAGGGGCTCGGTCAAGCCGCGCAGTTCCGCCTTGAAGGCCCGGTCCAGCCGCGTGATCTCGCCCAGCGACCCGCGAAACAGGATGCGCCGCCAATCGGGATCGGCCCAGTCGACCTCCCAGATCGTCAGCGCGGCCCCGTCGTAGAGACCGGCCAGGATATCCCCCTCGGTCAGCGCCGCATCGGACAGCGCGCCGGTCGCCTCGGTATTGTCCACCGACAGCCCGGTGCCCTGGACGATGGCGCTGGCGGTCATGCCGGTTCCCGCACGAAAGGCGATGCCGTCGAAGGCAAGATCGCGGTCGTGGTCGGTGAAACCCAGCACCGCGCCATCCGAGCGCCTGAGCGCCCAGGCCCGGGCGCGGGTGGTGGTCCGTTCGCTCATTGCCGCACCTCGATCACCGGGACCTTCGGCACGTCGCCCGCCTGGAACGAGGCGACGGAGACCTGCACGAGGTCGGTATCGAAGCGCACCGGCACGTCGAATTCGCAGCCCATCGTCACTTCGGCCCCCACCCCGGGGGGCGCGTCAAAGCTGACGATGCCGGTCGCGGGATCGACCTGCCATGCCAGCCCCTCGGGCTGTTCGGTGCCGCCGATGGCAACCCTGAGCGTGCCCGACACAGGCTTCGTCAGCACCCGCATGGCGGCCCAATCGCCCGAGCGATAGGTCTTCGTCAGCTGGAAATCGCGGGTCACGCCATCGCCATAGCCCAGCGACTGGTCCAGCGGCGTGATGGCGCGCGAGGCGCGGCCGGTCTTGAAATCGGCCCAATCCTTCCAGCGGAAACCGTGCAGGCGACCCTGCCGGGCCTCGAAGAAGGCGATCAGCACCTCGACATCGTCGAGCGACCTGAGCCCCAGCCCCGCGTCATAGCGGCGCCGCGCCTGCGCCCAGGGCGTGTTGCGCTCCTCGAAGCCGTTCGCCAGGGTGACGATCTCGGTCCGGCGCTCGGGCCCGCCCAGAGAGCCGAAGCTCAGCGTGGCGGGGAAACGGATCTCGTGAAAGGCCATGTCGGTGTCCCCGCTCAGTAATTGCGCTGGCCCTGAGCCAGCAGCCGCTGCATCTGGGCGGCGATCTGGCTCTGGCTGCGCTGGAAGCCGGCGACGTCGGGGGTGGTGACGTTGATCACCACATTGGTCGCCCGGCCGCCCGCACCGCGCACCCCCAGCCTGCCGTCAGCCCCCCGGGCCAAGGGCAGGATCGCTTCGGGCCCCGCTTCGCCCATCAGGCCGGTGCCGCCCCGCATCGGGAAGGCCACGGGCGAGGAGACGACCCCGCCTTGGGCGAAGGGCATGACCCGGCCCTGGCTGAAGGAGGCGCCATGGGCGAAGGGCAAGAGACTGTTGGCCAGCCCGCCGATGGCCGAGGACAGCGCCCCGCCCAGCGCCGATTGCACCGGGCGCATGGCCGCGGAATAGATCGCCTCGCTGATCGAGCGGCCGAGGCCGCGCATCGCGTCCGACAACCGCTGGCCGTCGAAGACCACGCCGTCGAAGGCCCGCCTCAGCCCCGATCCCAAGGAGCGCGACAGGCCCGCCATCTCACGATTGGTCTCGATCAGGTTGCGCCCCATGTCGCCGAGACCGGAATCGAAGGCCGCCACCTGGTCCGAGGTCGCGCCGATCTGCGCTTCCAGCTCGGCCAGCTGCGCGTTCAGTTCCTCCAGCGTCGCCATTCTCCGCTCCCTTCCTTCCCTGATCCGGGAAGCGCTTCAGCAAGGCGTCGAGCCTTGCGCGGGTGAAACCGGGCCGGGCCGCCTCGTCGCGGCCCAGCATGATCATCAGTTCGGCCGGGGTGAGGGCCCAGAACTCGGCGGGCCTGAGCCCGAGGCCATGCAGCCCCGCCCGCATCAGCCCCGGCCAGTCGAGGCCCCTCACGCCGCGGCTCCCGCCGGGTTGAAGGCCCGCGCCAGCAACAGGCCCGCCACGCGCGCGGCCTCGACCGCGCCGCCCTCGATCTCGGCGCTCAGAAGGGCCGAGGCGGGCAGCGGATGCCCGCCGCCATGCAGCCCCGCCAACAGCAGCGCCATCACGTCGCGGGCCCGGAAGCCGCCGGTCTCGAACCGTTCGACCAGCGCCACCAGCGATTCGGAGCCCAGCGCCTCCTCCAGTTCCGCCAGCGCCCCCAGCGTCAGCTTGAGCACCCGCCGCTCGCCATCGAGCACCAGCGCCACTTCCCCCGCCATGGGATTGACCATCAGACGGGCTCACCGGGATCGGGCATTTCCGGCGGCTGGTCGCCGCCGTCGCCCATGTAATCCTCGGGATCGGGCGCCAGCGGCGTCGCCGCCACGAAGTCGAGCGCGCCGGCCGAGGCCATGGACATCTCGAACGTGGCCTCGCCATTGTAGCTGCCCGCGTATTCGATGGCGGTGATCTGGAACGGTCCCTCGACGGTGCCGAAATCCGGGATCACCACCTGAAACTCGGGGATCTCACCGTTGAAGAAGACGGCGCGGGCCCGTTCGTCCGTCGCCTCGTCCCGGAACACACCCGAGCCCGAGATCGACGCCGCCTTGACCCCGGCCCCCGCCAGCAGCTCGCGCCAGCCGCCCAGACTGTCGAGGCTGGTCACATCGACCGTCTCGGCGTTGAAGCTGATCCGCGTGGCGCGAAGGCCCGCGATGGTCTCGAACAGACCGGCGCCGGTCATGTCCATCTTGATCAGAAGATCCTTGCCGCTTTGCACAGCCATCCCGGCCACTCCTTTGAAAGATTGTCAGATCTCGATCCGCGCCCGGAAGCGCAGGTCGATGCGGCGGAAGGCATTGCCCTCGGCCCGGCGGGCCTGCGCCTGATGGAACCAGATCGCCACGACCCGGCCGGTGCCGAGCGCCGGCTGCGTGCCGGGCAGGATCTCGGCGATCCGGGCGGCGGCGGCCTTGGCGGTGGCGAAACCGCTCGCATCCGAGACGACCTGCACCAGCAGGCGATGCTCGGCGCCCGCGCCGGTCCCGTCCGAGCGGTCAATCGCCTCTTCCTCGCCGATCACGCCATAGGTGCCCTGCGGCGTGCCGGGCGGCGGCGCGTCGAAGATGCCGCCGGGCAGAAGCCCGGCGAGCGTCGCGTCGCCCGTGAGCAGGTCATAGAGCGCGACCTGCAGCGCGGCGGTGGCCTGATAGCTCATGCCGGAACCTCCTCTCGGGCGTGGCAGACCAGCCAGGCGCCTGCCGCATCGGCCTCGCTGACGGCGAGGATGGTGAAGACGCGCGCGCCTTCCGTCAGGCGCTGGCCGGGACGGGGGCGCTGCGGGCTGCCCTGGGGGGCGGCGCGCAGGAAGATGCGGAACAGCATCCGTCCCTCGGGCGCGATGAGCCCCCGGCGTTCGGATCCCGCCCCGGCCCGCAGCTCGCACCAGAGCGTGCCCAGCATCGTCCAGCTTGTCGTGTAGCCGCCCGCCCCGTCGGGGGTGGCGAGCGCTTCTTCCAGCACCATCGGCCGGGTCGGGGCATAGGCCATCAGCGATGCCCCCCGGCGGTGACGCGCACTGCCATCCAGCGCGCCAGCAGCGCCGCCACCGGGCCGGAGATCGGCTCGGCCCCGGTTCGGCCCTCATAGAATTGCGCGGCCAAGAGCAGCACCGCCTGGCGCAGATCGTCGGGCACCGCGTCCCAGCCCGCGCCGAAACCGGCGGTGAAATCGACCTCGACCCGGCCGTTCGCAGGCACCCCCGGCAACACCGCCCCGGTGGCCAGCAGCACCGGGCGGTGGGTATCGACCGCCAGCCGCCAGCTGCCCGGATCGGCGGTTTCCGCGCTGCCCCCGGCATCGACCAGCCTGACGGCGGTCACGATCGAGACCGGCGCCACCGGCAGGGCCTGAACATCCGGCCAGCGCCAGCGCGGCAGGATCAGGCGGAAATCGCGCGCGATCAGCACCTTGCCGGTCCGCGCCTCGATGGCGGCGATGGCGGCGCGCAGATACTGGATCAGCAGCGCATCGCCCGTGGTGTCGTCGGCAAAGCCGGTGCCCAGCCGCAGATGCGCCCGGAAGGCCGCGACCGGCAGGACGCCATCCGCGACGATGCTGGTCTCTATCAGGTCCATGCTCGCCTCCTGAAAATCCCTGTTCCGGTTGATCGGCGCAGACGCGCCCCCGCAGCGCTCGCACGGAGGGGGAGCAGCCGGACGATGCGGGGTGTCGGCCTTCTGCCGTCCCCGCGCGTCTGCGCCGCCATCGGTCCGGCCCCGGAACCCGGGACCGGGCCAATCCCGCGCCGCTTACGAGGCGGCGAATTTCAGGAGCTTGATCGCCGAGAAATCGGTCACATCGCCGCCCACGCGCTTGGTCGCGTAGAAAAGGACATGGGGCTTGGCGCTGAAGGGATCGCGCAGCACCCGCAGGTCCGGGCGCTCGGCAATCGTGTAGCCCGCGCGAAAATCGCCGAAGGCCACGGCATGAGCATTCGCCGCGATGTC